CCAGTTAGGTGAACCCTGCAAAATAGACAGAATTGCCCTTGTGGAATCTATGTCATAAAGTGGCTGCTCAATAGTTGTGGAATCCGGGAAAATAGTCCACAGGGCTTTATCAATGCTTACTGGATAAGGCAAATCATCAGCAGATGTGAAATGTGTGCTGAGCTTAGTATCTTCAAGTGCTTTTAAATAGGTTACACATTTCACTGCAAGCTTCTTGCCTTCCCTCTGTAACATATCAGGGAGTGTTGTTCCCTTAAAGAGTGTCACTTCCTCAGAATCGATTTTGAGCTTGAGAATCATATCTTTAGCGTCATTATTCAAAGCATCCTCGATTAAGCCATTCGGGTCATAAAGATATAAAGTCAAGTCCTGAACTTCAAGCTGACCTACTACGCTCTCAAGTTTTTTATCTATTCTAAGATTCTGAATATCAACAAGATTATCGCTGTAATCTATACTGTCAATTGTCAAAACCAATTCGGGCATTTCACATGTTTTAAATTTGCGTATATTAGAAATACTCCTCATAGTTCAGTCTCCATTTGAGCTGGCTTGATTACTTCCCTGTAAAATTTTTGTCTCCCTGTGGGACTCCACCTTGTGAATACTTCTACATAAGTATCAGGATTAGCATTGTGAACGGTTACAAAAATCTCAGGTTTCGGGAATTTGCTCTCCGGTATAATGTATTCCTTTTCTCCACCTTCACCCACGAGTGCAAGAGTCGGTCTCGTTACGACTCCGCCTTCCTGAAAAGCACCAGCAAGAGGCTTGAAGCCTTGAACTATACCGCCTTTTTTGAACCCTAACAGGTCTAAAATCGAGCCTCCAACCGTCCCCGCAACTGCCCCAGGTCCCTGAATAGACTTAATAATTGCAGCTGCGATTGTTTCTTTAACAATGAAAATCATCAGCTGTTTAATCATATCCTCAATAGCTTCTTTAAAGTTGCCACGCATAAAGAGAATATTCTCCACAAATACCTCAGCAAGTCCCCTGATTGCATCCTGCATCACATTTAAGCGATTAACATAATCAATGGTCATATCCTTGAAATTCACTTGAAAATCGCCAATAATAAAAGAAAGGTCAGTCCAGTTTTTTTGAAGTTTAGTCTGAACTTCAACCGTTGGAATAGCAAGAGATAAATTTTTAGACATTGCTTGATTTAGTTGCACCTGTGCTGATTCAGATTCTCTTAATCTTTTTGCTACTTCATCAAGCTGTGCCTTAAACTTTTCAAAATTGGCTTCTAATTTCCCGACTGCTATAATCTGTTCAGTTGTAGCATCTATAAAATCGCCACCAGATTGTATATAGCCTTTCATAAATGCTGCTGCTTCATAACCCACTTTGAGCATTCCATAAAATGCCTCACCTAAAGTACTCATAGCATCTGCGAGGTCAGCCATATCTGTTTTAGCTGTCTGTAGAAATGTAACCAAAATAGCCTGAAGCATCGCAAGAGCGTTTCTCCATCCCTCACTCTTGATTATTGCATTACCAAACTCCTCTTTAACGTCTCCAATCAAGTTTTTGAGTTTTAACAATTGACCCGCAAAAGTGCCTGCATAAGCAGCCTCAGCACCACCGAATTTTTTCTCAACCTCATCCAGAATTGCCACAAATCCCTTTGTTTCAAAAGTTGCTTTGTCAATCCGTACACCATACCTCTGGAGCATCATCAAGTTACCTTCTGCAGCCTTCGCCATATCAAGTGCCGCAGTCCGCAAGTCCTTTCCAACTGCACGAGCATAATCCATTGTAGCCTGAACTGCCTTACCGATTAAATCTGGTGCAATATTGAATCTCAGAAAAAGTGCCTCTATTGATTCAATCGTTTCATCACCATAAGTGGTTGTCATCTGTAAAGCAGAAGCCAAATCGGTTAGCTTTTTGAAAGTCTCATCTGAATAGTAGCCTACATTTTTCAGTGCTTCAGCAAGTGCAAAATCCGCTTCCTCCTGCTCCATCGCTGCTTTAGTAGTATCCTTCATAAAATTGACAAGTTTATAGATTCCACCAGCCGCCACAAGTCCACCTATAACTCCCTTTAGTCCTCCCAGTGTCTTAGTTAGTTTATTGAATCCACTGTCCGCCTCTTTCAGTTCTTTTGAAAACTTGTCTTTTAAAATAAGTGCTATTTCAACCTTTTTGCCCATTCAAGACCTCCTTATAAATACGCTCTATCACTCTAATTGCCTCCCATACCCAGCCCGGATATTCCGATACGGAAACAGTGACCCCAAAATGGAGTAATTCCCAAAGTTGAACCAGAAAAGCGTACCCGCTTGAATCTGCATACTGGAAAGGACAGCCTCCATAAAACTCTCCGTCAATTTCGACTCGTCGAGCAGGAAAAGAAACGGTAGGGTCACACTGATTGCACCTGTGGCCTGTAAATACTCCCCATGCATAATGTTTTAACCCTCGCCACCAGTTTTTTGTGTTTTCAAAAAAGGGATTTTATTCACCTCCAGAATCTTGTTCACTACCTCAGTAATTTCTTTAGCCTCCAGCTCTTCTATTATCTTCTCTAAAGTATCATCATCAATAACCTTGAGCTTTTTACCTGCAAAATTCTCAACTGTGTATTTGGCATCATCACAGGATTCGATTCCCAGTCTTAAAATGTCAACCATTGCTGTAAAAATCCCTGGAGCATTCGTCAGAATATCAATCAAATACATACGCTCCCACAGGGAGAGTTCCTTTATTTTGATATTGAGTTTAGTCATTCAGCCCCCTTTTTATACTGTCCACTCAAACTTTATGCTGAGTTCGTCATTGCCGCTTGAAGGCAGGAAAATGAGAGGGATTGAGAACCTCAGCACCCTGTTGTCTCCGCTTATATCTCTTGCATCTGCCACCTTTACATTTGCACCAGTAATCGTTACTTTGTTATCAGCACTCACATCGCCAAGAGCTATTGAGAATCCGCTTATCAAATCTCCAGGATACAGAATCGTGCCACTCATGGCCTCAGGGTCAAATGAACCTGTAATTCTCCTTCCAGTTATCACAAAAGCATTTATGCCGTATGTATCACTTGCATCAGGCTGTTCATATTGTGTATTAGCCACTGCAATCTCAATATTTTTCCAGTAATTATTAGACAAGCCAGACCCAAGAGTGCCACCTTTTACTACAAGAGGATCTGAATCCTCATAAGAGGGTGTCAATGATGTCACAGTTGCAGATTCTGAACTAAACAATCCCACAACATCAAATTGAGCAATGAGAAAATCCCCAACTGCTCCCACTATCGAAAAGCTTTTTACAATACAGCCTACACCTTTGAGTTCATATCCGCCATCAGTCTGAGCAATAATAGTCAAGGATTTTGGAGTGTTAGAAGGTTTGTATTCTGCATATCCATTTACATCATCAACAGTTTCACTGAATCCTGCTGCCTGTAAGAATCTGCCCACTACCGGAGCCTGATTTGCACCTGCACCTTTCAAATAGGTCTTGAAAGAAAGCTCCAGCCATCTTTTACCCTCGATTACATCCCCAACTTCATTGAGATATTGAGGATTCGGAGCCTTTTCCAGCACACTGTGAGAAGGTTTAACACTGACTTCAAAAACCTCGATTACATCAGAACCGCTTATTGTGGCTTCTGCCCCATAACTGGTCTCTATAGCTGCATATAAATTCCAGAGTTCTCTTACTGCCATTTTACTTTACCTCCTTGTTTAAAAATTCCTAACATCCCTGTAATACTCCACACGCAGCTCTATATGAAAGCTGCCATGTGGAGTCAAAAACCCTTCATCTGTGTTAATGCTAATGACATAAGTCCCCTTGACATAAGATAACTCATAATCCCATTTTGAAAGTAAGACACTTAATACCTGTTCCTCAAATGCAAGAAAATCATCAAGATTCTTGTAGGCATTTTTGTAAAAGCAATCTATCCAAATAGTCAGCTCACACTGTGGCCTTTGTGTATCAGTCCAGACTTCACTACCAATAGAGATACCGATGGTTTTTTGTTTAGTTAATTGTCTATTGCCTGCAGTTGGATGTCCATCCACAATTTTTGCATCTGTCAAGCTTGATACCAAAGCACTTTTTATTGCTGAATAAATCTCATATTTTCTACTCACCGAATAACCTCCTACCCAATTCGTTTACAAGTCTTGCCATATCCGAACTCCTGTAAAAATGCATTGCCCCCTTTTCTCTGAAATCATACTTGCGTTCAATCAGTTCTGGAGCGTAATTAACATTAGTTCCCACCTTGATACTAAATCCCATGACATTACGGCCTTGCTGATAAATCCCATCCTGACTAACTTTTGAGCCATATGAGCTTCTTAACCTACCTGTTACCACACCGATTCTGGGTCTGGGATAAATGGGATACCTTCTCCCTGTTCTTGAAATCCTGTAAGGTCGCCCTGGGTCAGTCAGGTATTCCTCTTTCGTTACCTTTACTGTTCCCATCGCCCACTTCTGTAAAAATGTCCAGATAATCTTTTCAAAACGGTTATAATTTCTGTGCAACCACCTTGCAACATCATCAGCACCTCTTATCTGCACTGCAAAAACTCTATCGTTCATAATTTCCTCTTGTACCTATCAAGCACAACCTTAATCTCCATCGGTAAACCTTCATCTATGTCCTGAATATTTATTGTCTCACCACCTGCATGAACAGCCTTTAAACCGAGTCGCCCCTGGGCAAATGAGTAATACTTCATTGCCGCAAGCTGTAAACCTGCATAATAAAGGTCAGATAATTCGGTCTTGATTTCGTTAGTGTTCTCATCATAAGTATAACCAGCATTGTAACTGATTTCAGCCTTGCAGTAATCAATCCCCTCGTCAGTGTCTTCGTCCAGGAGATAATTAAACTTCAAGGTGATTATTCCGCTCTCACTATCAAGCTCATAATAGTCACTTGTCACAGTTGTGCCATCAATTTTGAGAGAACTGACGGAATTCACCGGATAATGTCTCAGAACTACAAAGTCTCTTTGAGAGAGATTAAAATACTGTGTCTCTGTGTAATCCTGAGCAATAAAATCACGATTACAGTAACTCTTGATATAACTCCATGCTGCATTAAGAGCAAGATTCAGAATATCATCCTGACTTGTATCAGAAGTATCTATCCCAAGCAAGGCTTTTAAATCTGCAAGCTCCAGAGGATTAGTCATTACTTAGTCTCCTTTGCTCTCCTTATCATTTTGTCTTTTTTCTTTTTTACTTCCTTGACAGGTTTAGGCTTCTCAATTATATCAAGATATTTCTCACCTACAGCTTTGACAAAATCTTCGTTAACCTCATACACCTTTCCAGGCTGATACAATCTGCCATCATACCATATTCTTGCTTTTGTTTTGATTTTATACATCGTTCTCTCCTTTAGGTTTGAAAGGGGAGGGGATTGAACCCTCCCCCGTTAGATTCCACTTCATCATGAAGCAGCTGTTTTGAGAATTCCGAATGCAGAGGGCAGAGCTATAGCAAATCCGAGCCTCTGTCTGATTTTTAGAGCTTTCTGGTCAGTCTCACTCAGATTGGTGCTTCCGATTGTGGCTTCTTTAAGTATCTCCACACTCATATCGCCCTTGATTCCAAGATACACATATTTGAGATTGCCGAATGCGATAAATCCTTTGTTGGCCTGAGAACTATCACTTGTAGCAGGCATATCTATGATTTCGTAAACAGGATAACCGAGTATTGTGGCTGGCTGTCCACCCACCGGAGGAGCCCAGAGATATTGATTGTTAGAATCTTTGAGCTTTCTGATTACAGCAACTACTGTTGGATGCATAAACCAAGCAGCACCTTTCTTTGCGTTTGTGCTTACAGAAGCAACTACATTAATCAGGTCATCAAAATCTACTTTATCATAAGTTGTGTCACCACTTCCCATCGTAGTTATGTTTACATTGGAGTTGTTCAGAATTCCAGTAAATGGAGAACCGGAGCCAGTAAAGACCTGTTTATCGATTTCCTCAGCGATGGCTTCACCAAAGAGCGTAGTCAACAGATTCACAACATCCACACCAGCATCTTCGAGCAATTCACTTGATATAACAGTGAGAGCCATCATCTTCTTAGCAGAGAGCTGAACCTGACCAAAGCTCGGAGTGGACTCAGAAGCAGCATTACCTTCAGTCACCCAGCCCACAGACACAGAACTGGCAAGAGAAGGAATATTCATTGTGTCAGTCTTCATAGGGATTTTAGTGGCAAGTCTCATTGCATAGCCAACATCCTTCGCTATCCTCAACACCTCAGCTTTAAATTCCTCAGGCACAAGATACCCACCTGCAGAATCTGAGCCTTCCGTGAGCCCCTTAGAGAGACTCCTCACAAACTCTACCATCTTGTCCATAGCCACCTTTTTCTGGTCAGGCTCTGGCTCCTTGTAGAGCTTTCTCTGTATCTCTATTAAATTCTCAAATTCCTCTTTTATGAGAGTTTTGAGTTCATCCTTGTTCATCTTTTACACCTCCTTTCCTGTTATTTCAGAGATGACTTCTTTTATTGCTTCTTTTATGTCATCAAGAGAGAGTTCCTCATCCTCATCCCTGACATCGCCATCCCCACCCTGGGGGACTGATGTCTCCGGGGATTTGAGAGATTCCCTAAATGCCTTGATTTCCTTTCTCAATTCCTCGATTTCCTGCTTGAACTCCTCTCTGAGTTCGTCTATTAGTGCCTTGATTTCATCCATATCGATTTCCTCCTTTGTTGCGATGTCGCCGATAAGTGCTTTCCATTCTTCCTCCGGAAGCTCATATACCCAGGGGAACATCTCTTTAAGCTCAGCTTCACTGTATTCCCTGTATTCCGGAGGTTCTTTGTCAAGGTCTGTTTTGTAATGTTTGGCTATATGGTTGTATGCACCTTTCCGCTCCTTTTCTGGAAGATTAACACCACCCCTTGCCCCCAAAATTGCAGCCATTGCCGCATAAGTTCCTCTGGGATGTGTATAAAGCTTACCATCTCTTACATCGTGATGGGGTAGCTTATAGCTGCCGAAGTTCTCAGGATTGTTTTCATCATATTGTGCGAAGCCCTGTCTGTATTTTGACCATTTGATTTTATCTTTATCACCTGAACCGTCTGAGCTTGCCCATTGTGCAATTCTTTTTCTTGCCGCTGCGGCACTCCAGGGAGTATCATTGGGCAGTGCTGGATAAGAGCGGAATGGTACCACACTTTTTTCGAGTAATTCCAATTCCTCTTTCAATGCCTTACTCATAATCACAACCTCCCCTTGTTCAATTGCGGCAACGAGAGCATCAGGGTTTGCAGGCACAGGCACTGCAGAGATTTCTAACAGCTCCTGCTTTTTAAATACCCTGACCTCCCGGCCGTCTCTTTCTTCGTATTTCATCTCAATCGGGATAAAACCTACAGAAAATGCATTGAGATAACCGTCTTTAAAAAGCCTCCATATATCACTCGCCATCTGAGTATCAGCAAATCTTGCTTTGAATTTCAGACTTTTACCATCATGCTTTACCCATAACACTTTGCCAATCGGAGGCATATTATATCTATGAGCCCACAATAGCACGGGATTTTTACGGAAGTTATCCAGCACCCATCCACTTGCTTCAATTATGTCTCCATCTCTATCCAAAGTTTCTGTGCTTGCATAAGCAACAAGAGTGCGTTCATTCTCATTGATTTCCTTGACAAATGCTTTTGTATAAAGTTTCTCCTCCATTACTCATTACCTCCTTCTTTTAAAATGGGGAGCAGAGTGCATCTGCACTGGATTATGTTTCCGGGCGACCCATTCGGATCACCGGGGAATTTGAGAGCCTCTCCCCCTACATCAAAAACTTCATTAAGCTTCACCGTCTGCCCATCTGCAGCAGCGTGGGCTTCTCTGACAAGCTCATCCCTTGCAGTAAGCCATTCTTTGTATTCGACTACCTGTGATTCCTTGAATGTGTCTTCTATCCCTGCATTCGTTGCCCCGATTATCTCAGTTCTCGCAATTATCCTTGACCTCGATTCTGTTGCAAAATCAAATACATTCCTGACTCTCTCTGCGATTTCATCAATACTCTCGCCATTCTGGAATCCAGCGATAAGTTGCTGTTTTAAATCGTTTATTGTGGTTTGATTAACTTGCTCAGCAAATCTCATTGTTTTATTCCTGAGGAATTCAACAGCTGCAGGATTGTCTACATCAAAAGAGACTTCAATTCCCATCAGTGCAATAGCTCTATCAATCCCGGATGCATAAGCCTCCCTGTGCAAGTCTTCCAGCCCTTCCTGCAAAATACGATTCCATTCCTGGACATCAAAGATGATGAAATCGATTAAATCGTCATAGTCTTTTCTTTGCACATTCAGGAAGGACTTATACTTGAACAGGTTTTCAAGGACTTCTTTTTCCTGTTTTTTAAACAGCTTCCTGATACGACTTGCAAATAACTTTTCAAGCGGTGTGGTCTGAGCAACAAACAATTTCCAGACTTGCTCTCTCTTTGCTTCATCTTTGAACATAGACTTGACTTGCTTTGTCTCAGATACAATTACCATCTTCTCAGGCTCAGGTTTCGGTGCAGAAATGGGATACAGATTTAAAGGCATCAGCGGGACTTCACCCCAATCTACAGGTTCAAGTCCAAGCTCGGCTCTAACTTCGTTGATTGTCAGAACACCGTTCTTGATATAGGTCTCATGCTGTTTTAACCTGAATTGCTTATCTCTGGGGACAGGATTCTCAAATTCGATTTTAAGATTCTCTTTTTTCCA